GCGTCAAACCATGTCTCCGCCGCCATGAGCGCGGCAATCTCCGCCTCGGGCTTGCCCGCTTTGGCCGCATAGCCACGCGTCATGCTGGCGGCCATCTTGTCGAGCGCACCGGCCATGTCGCGCATGTCGTCAGCCGTGCCCATGACGATGCCAGAGGGATCATGGATCATCAGGAAGGCATTTTCCGGCATGATAATTTCATCGCCCGCCATGGCGACATAGCTTGCCGCAGAGGCGGCGATGCCATCGATCCAGACGGTGACCGATCCTGCATGCCGGGTCAGCGCATTGTAGATCGCGACGGCATCAAAGACTGACCCACCGGGGCTGTTGAGGCGCAGATCGATGGGCGCGTCATCCGGCAGCGCGCCCAGTTCGGCCAGAAACCCCTTGGCGCTGACGCCATAAGCGCCGATTTCGTCATAGATCAGCACTTCCGCCCCGTAGGCCCGGGCGCGGATCGTGTACCAGCTGTTCATCGTGTTACTCCTGTGTGATGTTCCCGCCGCGTGGCGTGGCATCTGTGCGCTCGCTATCGTCACCGGCACTGCCTGCATCAGGCCGCCGCGCCGGTGTGGCCCGCGCGCCTTGCGTCTCGCCGGGGCTGGTCCGGTAATGCAGCCCCAGATCGGACGCGCGTCTGGTGTCCACCGCATTCTCGCGGTCGACTTCCTCGACATCGTAGCCTGTGCCCTCGACCACCTTGCGCCGCGAGGTGATGCCCGCTTCCATCGCGAGGATTTGCGCTTGAATGTCCTTCAGCGGATCGACCCAATCCCAGCGCGGCGGGATCCATTGCACGGCACGCGCGGCAACCGGATCGGCGAGGTCCAACCGGCCTGCCAGCTGCGCCATCTCCAGCCAGCGCGCCCAGACGGGCCGGCAGAGCTGATGCGCGATCACCCCGTGCTGAAGCTGCTGCACGCGGCGGCGGAATTCGACCAGTTCGGCGCGCAGGGACGAATAGTTGGCTTGCCGCACATCGCCAGTCACCAGGTGATAGGGCAGCCCCAGCGAGGCGGAGACTGCCAGCAGCGTCCGGTATTGGAACGCCTCGTAGCCGCCGCCCACATCTGCGGGGCTGGAGAATTTCACATCCTCGCCGGGCAGCAGCACCTGCATGGTGCCCGGCTCAAGGCTGGCGATGGCGGTGCCGTCAAGGTCCGCTTCGCTTTCACCCAGCATCGGCTCTTCCGGTGCGGTCTTGGTGATGAAGCCTGCGAACATCGCCGCAGTTTTCTTGCGGTCGAGTTCCGCATCGTCATACTGGTCGAGCAGGAACAGCCGCACTATGGCGGGCGCGACATGCGGCAGGCCCCTGATCTGGCCTGCATCCAGCGGGCGGTAGATATGCAGCACATCCTCGGCCGGGACGCGCACGGTTTCAGGCACGGCCACGCGGCGATCTGTGCTGTCACCGGGATGGCTGCGGCGGAAATGATAAGCCACGCGCCGCCCGATCAGGTCAAACTCGATCCCGCAGCGGATGCGATTGCCATTGGCCGCTGTCTCGGTCTTCTCGAAGGGCAGCATTTCGGATTGCAGAAGCTGCAACTGGAACGGCACGAGCAACCCGTCCTCCGCGCGGCGGGGCCGCAGCCGAACAAAGCACTCGCCCGCGACGAACATCTCGCGCGCGACCATGGCCTGAAGTCCGTAGAAATCGGTCAGCCCATCCGCATCCGCCTCATCGGTCCAGGCGAGCCAGAGCTTCTGCACCCGATCCCGAACGGCAGCATCCTCGATCAAGGACGAGGGCTTGATGCCGTCGCCGACCAGATTGGCCGCAAATGCCTCGCAGGCATTGGCGGCATAGCCGTTGGTGACCACCAGTTCGCGGGCCCGGGCCAGCAGACGCGGTCCGCCCGAGGCGACCAGCGCGTTGATATTCTCCAAGGGCGGGTTCCAGCCCCGCAGGCGGCGGCGGGACATTGCGCCCTCAAGCCGGGCGCGAACGGCTGCGGGGCCGCCCGACACCGGGCGGCGGAACCTGTCGAACAGACCCATGGATCACAGTCCCTTGCTGGTCGTCACGCGGACCTGCCGCACCATGCGCCGCCCCTCTGCTGCTGCGATCTCGCGATCCAGCGCCTCGAGCGCACGGTCGATCTCCGCCACGGAGCGATAATCGACCGTCTTGCCGTCATAGCTGACGCGGGCCACGCCAGAGGACCGTTGCGCAGACAGGGCGTCGCGGCGGGCGCGAAGGTCAGAGAGTGTCGGCATGTGAGTTGACCTGCTGTAGCAAAACGGGTCTTTCACTCCCATTAAACCGGGAGAGCGAATCCATGACCCCTGACGACATCATGCGCGAACTCGCGCGGAAAGATATTTTCCCGAAGGACGCCATGGCCGCTGCCACTGCGCAACGCGACGTGATGGCACCGGTGTTCATCGCGCTGCTGGACCGGATCAGTCGGCAACGATCCGGTGCGATGTCCGATGCCGATCTGATGGCCTTGATCCCGGCCACCTATCTGCTTGCACAATGGCGCGAGACACGCGCTTACCACCCGCCGTTGCGCTTGCTGCGCCGCTCGACACGGACCCTTGATCTGACGCTCGGCGATGCAGTCACCGAAAGCGCGTTTCGCATGGTCGCGGGCACCTTCGATGGGGACCTCGATCCGCTATTCGACGCCATCATGGACCTGCGCGCAGATGACTTTGCGCGCGGTGCCATGATGTGCTCCCTTGTTCTGATCGCACAATTGCACCCGACATTGCGGGCCGAGATCGAGAGTTTCATCCGCAGCTTCCTCATCCGTCAGCCCAAGGCCCCGGCAGACCTTCTGATCAGCTGGGCAGATGTTGTAGCGGACCTCGGGCTGGAGGATATGACCGAAACTGTGCGGACGGTCTTTGACAAAGGTATGATCCCGAAGGATTACTGCGACTTCTCGCATTTCCTTGGCGATCTGGAGGCCACACGCGCGGCAGGGGGCATGCCCGCCAGCCCCCGCTACCGCCATGGCCTGATCGAGAACGCCATCGAGGAGCTGTCGCGCTGGTACTGCTACAGCGATGCCTATTTCGAGAAGCAGAAAGCGCTGAAGGCAAACCCTGATCCGCGTGTGATCCCCATGGCCAATTTCATGCGCGACGTAGCCCCGAGGGTGGGGCGCAATGATCCTTGCCCCTGCGGCAGCGGCAAGAAGTTCAAGAAATGCTGCCTTCAGTGAAGCTGCGCGGTGCAATCGGCAGAGTGAAAGCGGGGATGCTCACAGCTTTGAATGCGTGCCATCGCAGAGCGGCGTTTTCGCGGTATTCTTGCACCCGCAGAAGAACACCCGGCCTGTTTTCTCGGCTGTGTATTTCACAGGCGTGAACTCGGTCCCCTTATGGCTACCATCGCAGAAAGGCTGCTTGCTGCTCTGCCCGCAGGCACACCAGAAATAATTCTTGCCCTCTTCGACCTCCACGGCGAACGGGGCCTTTTGTGCGATGACTGGCTCTGACATACGATCCCTCTCGGTATATTGCGTCCGATGAAGAGATAAGAAACCTCAGCCGCGCGGCAATGGCTCTCTCCCTCCCAGCACGATCCCGATCATCTCATCACCCCATGTAACTCGACCACACGGTGCGCCGCCTTGCAGATGCGCGTACCGACGTTGCAGCACCCGTAGTGCCATCAGGCGCGGATGGGCCCGTTTCGACGGCTAATGACCGCGCCAAATCCGCCCACCGTGCTTCCGGCCAGCGATCCGCCCCGGCAATCCAGGCGGCCGCGCGTGCATAGACCCGGCAGTCCAGCGCCTCGTTGCGCTCGCGCAGTTTCTGCCATTCGAGCTTGGAGAACCCGCGCTTGCTCTTCACGGTGATCAGCTGCTCTGCCGTCAGCTGCTTAAGCCATTCCCCGTCCGCCCATGTCGGCAGATGCACCGTTCCGGGAGGGAACGCAGCACCCGCAGTAATCTCTTCCGGTGTGGGCCGGTCCTGGCGAAGAAAGCGATAGGTCTCGGCCTTGAAGGTCGATGTGGCCACAGACCAGAGCCGCGCGCCGCGCCTCAGCCGCTTGCCACCGATGGTGGCATCGACATAGGTCGGGCCGGTGACGGGGCTTGCGCGGTTGAACCCTTCGAGACCCTTGACCGGGGCCACCTGCGCAAATCCGACCTGCCGCGCCCATGCGTAAACTGCGCTGGTCTCGTAGCCGGTGTCGATCGCCAGCCGCGCGATGGTCAGGTGTTGGCCGCTTTCATGCGCCCAAACCCGGCCCAGCAGATCGGTCAGCCTCTGCCAGCAATCCGGATCGCCCGGACCGCCCTCGATGACAATGTGATCGACCAGCCAGCTTTCCAAGCCCCGGCCCCAGGCCCAGACATCGACCTCGATCCGGTCCTTCTGCACATCGGCCCCGGCGGTCAGGAACAACCCACCCGCTGGCACAGTGCCCGGTTTCCATGTCTCCCGCCGCTCGGCCAGCCGCTGCCAGTCCGGGGCCTCGCCGGTCTCGAACCAGGTCTCGCCAAGGATCGTGTTGCGAAACGCGCGCATGGCCTCGTCATTGCCCTGTGCTGCCTCCCATGCGCGCGCGATCCGGGCCCAGCTGAGCCAGCCGATGGGCGAATAGAGCGCAGAGAGGTGATAGCCGACCGTGTGCGGGTCCGCCGATTCTGCTGTCGCGCGCCATTCGCCTGCGGCCAGCATCGCTGTCTTATGGTGTTCCGCGATGGGTGTGTCGCAGCCTTCGCAGTGGTATTCTGCCGTCTCAGGCTGGCCCTTGTCCCAGCGCAGGCGTTCAAATCGCAGCCATTGGCGATGGCCGCAATGTGGGCATGGCACGAAGAAGCGGCGCTGGTCGCTCGCCTCATACTCCCGCTCGATCCGGCTCAGCCCCCGGATGGTGGGCGTGGAGATCAACAGCACCTTGCGGCGATGCGCGAAGGTCAGCGAGCGCGCCTCTGCCAGCGACACCGGATCGCCTTCCTCATCCGCCGAGGCCGGATAGGCATCGACCTCATCCAGAAACAGATAGCGCGCCGGGGTCGAGCGCAGCCCCACCGCCGAATTGGCTCCGGTCATGATCAGGATGCCGCCCGCGAACTCTTTTGAGAGCATCGTGTTGCCGGCATCCCGCGAGCGCGCGGGCTTGATCCGCTCGCGCAGCTCCGGGCTTTCCTCGATCAGCGGGTCGATCCGCTGGCGCGAATTGCGCTTGGCCAGCTCCACTGTCGGCTGCACCGCCAGCATCGGCCCCGGCGCATGGTGCATCACGAACCCGATGAAGCAGTTGCCCGCTTCTGTCGCGCCCACTTGCGCGGCTTTCATGAACACCACCCGCTGCACCGGGCTCGCGGGCGAAAGCGCATCCATGATTTCGCGCATGTAGGGCGTGCGCGCCGTCCGGTATCGCCCGGGCTCTGCCGAGGCGCGCGACGACAGCCAGCGATGACGGTCTGCCCATTCCGACACGGTCAGGTCCGGGTCTGGCCGGATGCCGCGCGACCAGGCGCGCAGCAGGTCTTTCGCGCCGTCGAGCCCGCAACGCCGTCATCCAAGGCCGCTGCGAATATCGGCAAGGCTGTCAAGTTGCGCGCGGACATGGGCTTCCAGAACTTTCTGCATCAGCGCCGCCTCCACAGTGACCTCTTCTCCCAAAGCAGCGGCCAGTTCTGACGCCATGAGTGCGGCCACCCGCGCAGGCCATGTCACCCAAGCATCGCGTTCCTCGCGCGCCAGCCGAAACATCAAGGTTTCCGTCCGCGCGCGATCCACCAGCTCACCTTTCAGCTTTTGCAGCCGAATGCGGCGTTCCTGCGCTTTCAGCACCTCATTGGCGGTCTTGGCCTGCAGGAAGGTCGTGCCGCCGCTGGTGACCGGGGCAGCGAGACCTTCCTCGCGCAGCGTTTTCCCGACAGAGGCGACGGCCGCCTCGGGAACGGGTTTCAGTTTCGACTTTGGCGCGGCTGTAGATTTCGGTGCCGTACGAGATTTGGCCGGATCGGTCATGGCCGCGCGGCGCTTGTCGGACGCCTCGGCGTCGATACTGGCATCGGCAAAGAGAACCAACCGCCCGGCCTCCTTGGCCTTCTGGATCGCCCCGCGCGAGAGACCCACGCGCGCGGCGTATTGGCGTTCGCTCAGGCCCTGCATGGCGCTCCCTTGCGTACGATAAAGCAATGATATTGCTTCGATTTCAGTTGATTACACTTCGCCCAAGAGCGATTCTGTAGATGACGCAAACGGGTGCATCGCGCCGCCCCAAACCACCACAAGGAAACACAACCATGACCATCGCCATCCCCTCCGACACGACCCGCATCTTCATCGACCGCAGCCGCTTTGTGCAGGCCATGAGCACCGCCACGCTGCAGCGCCACCTCAATGATCAGAGCCTGAACGCAGAGGTCTTCGAGATGGCGGGCCGGGTCGGAATTGACTGCCTGACCATCGAGCTGGCCGATGTTGTTCCGGTCATGAAGCAGCACGGGCTGATCTGAGCCTGCGCGAAACCATCAGACGCATACCTGAAAGGCCATCGTCATGACCGCCATCACCACCATCCGGATCGACTGCGACGCACTGCCGGACCCGTTGAACCTCAAGGCCCCGGACGCGGCCGCCCGCATGATCGCCGCCGCATTGCGCGATGAGGGGGTGGAGGCGGAAGCCACACACACCACTTCGCAGATCAGGATCGAGGTTCCGACCACCCAGCTCGCTGCAGCCAGCACCATGCTGGCCAGCCTGCAGCTGATCTGAGGGGGCAGAGCCATGAGCACCCGCGCACAGATCGCCATCCAGACCGGGCCCGAGGAATGGGCGCATATCTACACCCACTATGACGGCTACCCCTCGCACATGCTGCCTGCGCTGGCCCCTTGGACGCCCGAGGACATTCTCGCCGCTAAGGAAATCCGGCAGGTCCGTGCTGATGAGATCGAGGCCTTCGACAATCCCCGCGACCCGATCCTCCTGCCGCGCCCGACGCGTCAGTTCTGCCACCTCTATCTCTGGCTGGGCGGCGTGTGGGTCGAGATCAATCCCGATGCCGAGTGATCCCCCTAAACTGAAAGGTTGCTGCCATGCCTGATCTGTCCCTGAATTGCCTCTCCGAAGGCGAAACTCTCGACCATGTCATTCGCCGCAACTGTGCCATTGGCTTCGATCTGCGCTTCTGCCGCAGTGTGGCGATCAGCCCCGATGACCGCGACACCGAGACTTGTGATCCGTCCGAGGCGGAATTTGCCACGCTTTATGTCCTGACCGATCTGGGCGAGGCCATCGCGATCCATGATGCCAACCTGACCAGCGCCGGGGCGGATGAGGTCGCCGCCGTCGCGCGCGCGCTGTTCGTGGCCATCGACAACGCCCGCCGCGATCCGCCCGATGCCGCACAGCGACATGAAGCTGAACAGGCCGCGCTGATTGATCCGGATCGGATCGAATGATCAGATAGCAACTTTATGGCTCTGATTTACCTACACTTTCCGGCGCGCTCGAGCGATTCTGATTACACAAGGACGATGCAACTCACCCTACGGAGCCCCCGCCATGACCACGCCCGCCATCCTGCCCAGCCGCAACCCTGACCACGGATTTTTCGGCACCATGACGACTTGCCCCGAGCGCGACCGGCGCAGCGTGGAGGTCTGGGTGCTGGCCTCGACCCTGATCGCCAAGGCGATCCGCGCCACCACCGAGGAAGAGATGATCGGCATCCGCGACTTTCTGGACAGCCGCATGGGCCGCCATTTCGCCGATGACGTCGTCGGCAACATGGTCGGCTGCAAGATCGACAGCGAGACCGCGATCAGGTCCGCGATCCGCCGCTGGCAGGACTGGCGCATCTCGCGCCAACTCGAGCGCGACGAGGGCATCCCCGAAGGCCTGCCATATCTGACTGGCTGGGTTCAGCATTTCGCCATCGCCGCAAGCATGGCTGAAAGCGACTGATCCGTCACCTTCCGGTCAGGACAGCCCGCCCTTTGGCGGGCTTCACCCGGTAGAAGCCTGCGCATGTCGCGCGAGCCGAAACCGGAGACCAACCATGACCCAGATCCAGCTATCCGACGCCCAAGCCGTCATCCTGTCCGCCGCCTGCGCGCGCGAGGACGGGATTGTGTTTCCCGTCACTGCCAGCCTCAAGGGCGGCGCTGTTGGCAATGTCTGCAAGAGCCTTCTCAAGCGCGGGCTGATCGAGGAAATCCCCGCCAGCGACCAGACCACTGTCTGGCGGCATGACGAAGAGCGCGGACCGCTGACTTTGCGCGCCACGACACTGGCCTGTGCCGCCCTCGGGATCACGGATGCTCCGGAGGAGCAAACGAACAGCCAGCAAGCGACAGAGCCCGCACCGCAGCCCGCCCGCCGTCGCAGCGGCACCAAGCAGGAGGCCCTGATCGCCATGCTACGCAATGAGGGCGGCGCGACCATCGATGAGATCGTCGCAGCCCTTGAGTGGCGGCCGCATACCGTGCGCGGCGCGCTGTCCGGCGCGCTGAAAAAGAAGCTTGGCCTGATTATCACCTCCGAGAAAGTCGAGGGTCGCGGGCGCGTCTATCGCGCCTCAACACCAGATTAAGATACTCTGTGGCCCAAGGACACAAAATATAGTTCTTCCGTATTGCAGAATCGGTGGCGCTCTGCATAACTTCACTGAAGATCAGGCATTCGCTGTCGATCTGCTCTCAGTCGGCACTTGCCTGCGCCGACTTGACTGCCTCAAACTGGGCCAGCCATGTGCTGGCCCGTTTTTCATTTGCTGATCTGGCGCTGCTCAAGGTTCTCGTCATCGCCATCGGATTTCATGACATTGGCGAT